TCGCAGGGGCTACCGTTACGGGCGGCTCAATCAACGGCGAGCAGAAAGTGCTGTCTGTTACGACCAACACATATACGTTCGCGTGTGCAGGTATTTCCAATCAGACGGCCACCGGAACGATCACACACAAGCTGGCACCGCTCGGCTGGACGAAGCAATACAGCGGCACGAACTTGGCGGCTTACAAGTCGTCTGACGTTACATCGACCGGACTTTTTCTGCGCGTTAACGACACGGGTACAACAAGCTCTCGGGTTGTAGGCTATGAGACGATGAGTGATGTCGACACGGGTATTGGCGCTTTTCCAACAGGCGGACAGATGTCAGGCGGCCTCTACTGGCCAATTCGACATCGCGTCCTTGGATTTTGATTGGCGACGGTCGGATCATGTATTTGATGAGCACCTACAGCACGAATCAATCCGGCAACTACGGTTTTGATTCCGTGTTTGGCGACATCAACTCAGTTAAAAGTTCTGATGCGTATGGCTGTCTAATAAACGGCTTTACGAATACCTCTTTTGGCACAGCCGGTCAAAACTCCTGCGACTACGATACGTCAGACATAGGCGCGGCGTCAACCGGACTTTATGTTGCGCGACCATACACGGGTTTAGGGGGTTCAATTGCTGGGCGCAGAGCGTTCCCGTGCCTGGTCGGTAGCCAGACACGTTCTGGTGCTACGGGTGGTAACGCGCCAATGACGTATCCAAACCATGCCGATGGCGGCATTTACTTAACGCAGGCGTACATTGCAGACTCAGGTCTGTCAGTGCTCCGGGGTACTTCGCCAGGTTTTTATTGCTCCGGTCAGACTATCGGCGTATCAGTTTTCGCATCTCGGGACAAACTAACGGGTGTCACCGGGCTGAGTGGCAAGACGCTCATGGCTGTTAACTCGTTAGTTGGTGTTTTCTTCTTTGACATTACAGGGCCTTGGAGATAAGCATGACACCTTTTGAGGCCAGTACACTTTTATTGACGCACTGTGATGACTTCACCGATAAAGCCCCGCGTCGGCAAACGCTTTTTCAATCCTTTCCGACGTATCCTGTATCAATCAATACAACTACGAAAAAGTTTGGAAGCGGCGCTATTGATCTCGGCGATGGCGTGCAAGTAAGAGGGGCATACTGCGTGTGCCGTAGACCTGAAAGTCTCCCTTTTACTTTAGAAGGATGGGTTTATATTCGCAGCAACGCGGCGACGTCCAGGGCCTTATTCGGGCTGCACATGCAGCCTGCCGCATCCGGCATCCCTATAGTTAGCTTAACGATCAATTCCTCTAACCGTCTGACGCTGAATCTACGCCTTAGTAACGGTACCTACCTTGACGCTAGCGACACGAGCGACATAACGCTAAACCAGTGGCTGCATGTGGCTTATACGCGAGACCATGAGAACACGTTACGCCTATTTTTAGGTGGTCAGCAGGTGGGGGTCGTCAGTCAATCTGTCAGTGACGGGACTTACACGCCGGACGATTACAACTTCGCGCTAGGACGCCCGCCCGGCAGTGCATTGCCGGTAGCCGACGCACTGGTCGACGAAGTTCGATTCGTTGCAGGCTATTGTGTTTACGCGGCTGACTTTACACCACCGGCAGCACCATTCGACGACTGCCCGCTCGTGGATTTAGGCTTTATTTATCCAAGCGATCTAACGCGCAAAGAGCCTACATTCACGTCAATCACAAAGAAGTATGTGGCGCCGATCCCGTCATTGATGGACGTGTACCACGGCGGTGATGGACGCATTGACGCCACCGTCAAAGAAAAGGGCACGCCAGACATGCCGCTTCGTCGTAAAGTGCGCCTGGTCAGAGAGCGCGACGGCACTGTAGTCCGCGAAACATGGAGCGATCCTGTTACGGGCGCGTACAGCTTCACCAACATCAACCGCAATGAGCGCTACACCGTCATCAGCTACGACTACGAGTTCAACTACCGTGCTGTGATTGCCGACAATCTGCAACCGGACGCAATGACATGACGCTTCATATATCAACTACGCACGCGAATGACCGACTCAATGGAACCGTGAGTAGTCTCGATAGAGGCACGGCTCACGCCAAGATTCGCCTGTACAACGGTACACAACCAGCGGCAGGCGGATCAGCGACGACACTTCTCGCTGAGATCGTCCTGACAAAGCCATGCGGCACCGTGACAGGTGGCGTGCTGACGTTGACGCAGGAGAATGATTACGACATTGCCGTTGCCAATGGTGTCGCCACCTGGGCACGCTTCATCGACGGTGACGGCAACTGGTCAATTGATTGTGATGTCAGTGATGCGGCAGGCTCAGCACCAGTCAAGATCGACGACACCTCGATCATTGCCGGTGGCCAGGTTATTTTGATGTCGGCTGTATTGGGGTAACGCATGGCTAGTGCTGACCTCATATTTGAGTACCCGCCAGCGTCGAATGGCGATCTGATATTTGGGGGCGCGCCTGTACCTGAAGGCGCATACGAGGTCACGGTAAATGCAACCCTACCTTCACTGGTTATCGCAGTAGTTATCGGCGATCCAAGGGAAGTTGAAGTAGATGCACTGCTACCCAGCCTGTCGCTCGCAGTTGAAGTCAGTTACGACATTGCAGTTGAGCGTCCGGTCGTAGGCTCGGTGGCCACCGATTGGCAGAAGGCTGGCCAGGCTAAGAGCGGGAGCGAAGTTCGCGCTCAAGGTGTGCAGCATCTGCCATACGGGCGGCAGACAACTTGGCAGACTGCTAAACCAGTTGACGCAAGTACAACCGTCCGCAAGCCAAAGACCTTCAAGTCACTCAAGACGTCAAACACACCTGCCAACCAAGACGGCGCTCAGATGTCTGCTCAGACTAAATCGGCTCACCATGTCATGCTGCGCGACAAGCGCGTGACGCAGGTTTCTCGTTTCCAAGATGGTATAGACCGACGCGCAGAAGTCGCGACAAGCTATCAAGATCGCTATAGAGATCGCAGACCGTCGCTTAAAAGTGCCATGCAGACGGCGCAAGCGCTTCGCAAGATGGTGGCAGGATCGTTCGGTGTTGGCGTCAGCGTGCGTGTGGCGAGACTGGCCAGGCATCAAGACGCGATGCGCCCACCGGCAGGCATTGAGACTGCTGTTGTCCCTCCGACGCCAACACCTTGCTACACACCTTCCCCGCATGTGCTGTTCAGTCAGATACCTGGCGGCAGCAACTTGCTTTTCATTTGCAACAATCATGTCTTGCCTGGTGGCGAGACCGTAATCGTTCCTGTTCGGAGGGTCTATATGGTTATCAACGACGTCTACTTGCGTCGAGTTGCCGGTAATGTTTATTTGCCGAACTACTCGATGTCACTCTCGATTGACGTTGACTCTTGGACATGGGGCTTCAACGCATCGCTGCCTGCCGAAATGCTCGGCAATCTGCAACCTGACGTTGACGGCGAGCCAGTCGAGCTTGAGGCTAGCATCAATGGCAATGCGTATCGCATCCTGGCCGAGAACATCAGTCGAGACCGCACTTTCGCAAATGCTCGAATCAGCGTGTCGGGGCGTGGTAAGGGTGCGCTGCTCGCGTCGCCATATTCCCCTGTGCTCACGTTCGCCAACACCATTGACCGCACGGCTCAGCAACTGATGGCCGATGTGCTGCAAGTCAACGGCATTCCGCTTGACTGGGATATTGACTGGCAGCTTGACGACTGGCTGGTGCCCGCAAACGTGTTCAATGTCCAGGGTAGCTACATGGATGGCTTAAACGCGATAACAGGCGCAGCCGGGGCTTACTTGCAGCAACATCCCGTGTCGCAGCAATTCAGCGCTCTGTTGCGCTACCCGGTGGCGCCTTGGGAGTGGGGCGACGTGACACCCGACTTCGAGTTGCCAAGCGACGTCACTGAGCGCGAGAGCATTGAATGGCGCAATCGTCCGAACTACAACCGCGTGTATGTGAGCGGCACAAGCCAGGGTGTTTTGTGTCGCGTCAGCCGCGAAGGCAGTGCTGGCGACTTGGCGGCGCCTATGATTGTTGATCCGCTCATCACTGCGGCTGCGGCTGGTCGTCAGCGAGGTCTTAGCGTACTGGCCAATACAGGGCGCCAAGCGATGATCGGGCTGCGTCTACCTGTGCTACCTGAGACCGGCATCATCACACCCGGCAAGTTCGTTCGCTACGTTGATAATGGCTTGTCGAGGATTGGCTTGGTGCGAGGTGTCTCAGTCGACAGCCGCCATCCGGCTACCTGGCAGTCGTTGCAGTTGGAGACACACGAATGAGTCTGAATCTATTCAAACAGTTCAAGTCGCTGATCCCTACGCCGCCGCTTTTTGTCGGCGAGGTGATTACGTTCATCAACGGGACGGCGACAATCGAGTTACCTGACGGCGGGCGCGTACAGGCTCGCGGTGAGGCGACGATAGGTGATCGGGTATTTGTGCATGACGGGATCATTCAAGGCCCTGCACCTGATCTGACTTTGGAAATCATTGAAGTTTGAAAGGCACTGCGATGGACTTCGACAAAGCATTCGAGCGGCTGATTGGCCATGAAGGTGGATTTCAGCGCGACCCACACGACCGAGCCAACTGGTCTACTGGAAAGATCGGTCAAGGTGAGTTGCGCGGCACCAAGTACGGCATCAGCGCAATGTCATACCCAGGTGAAGACATTGAGAACTTGACGCTTGAGCGTGCGAAGTTTCTCTACTACCGTGACTTTTGGGCAGCGGCTGGTTGCGACTTGGTTCCGGTGCCGGTCAAGTACGCGCTGTTCGACACAGCAGTGCATACCTCGGCACCAGGCAAACCAGTGACTGCGATCAAGATGCTTCAGCGCTCAGTCGGTGCGCACGACGATGGTATCTTGGGTAGCCGCACTGCGATGGCCATCGCCAACTTCGATCCCTACCGATTACTGGCCAGGTTCATCGGTGAACGTATTGACTACACGAACAACAATCGAGAGCAGTGGGCTCGTTACGGGGCCGGTTGGAGTCAGCGTTTTGCTGAGATTTTGAAAGCAGCTTGAAAGGAAAGCATCATGGATTGGAAAAAAGTAATCGGTGCGATTGCACCTGGTCTTGCGACTGCATTGGGTGGCCCTCTCGCCGGGGCCGCAGTTGGCGTCTTGGCTGAGAAGGTTTTAGGCGGCTCAAGTGGCGATCCTGTGACGGACGAAGCCAAGCTGGCGGGTATCCTGAGCGGAGGCATGACGCCTGAGTTGCAAGCCAAAGTCATCGAAGCAGAGACCGCGCTGAAGCTCGAAGCCATGCGCATGGGGCTCGAAGAAAAGAAGCTGGATGCTGCCACCGATCACGCCTACTTGAACGACGTGTCGGATGCTCGCAAGAACACTTCAATGGACAAGGACGTGCTTGGACTTGGCATTGCTGTTTTGATTGTGTGGGGTGTCTTGACCGCAGGCACTTTGTTGGGCTTGTACAAAGTATTGATCGGAGGCATCGAGATCGAAGACATCGGTATTGCTGCCACGGTGTTTACGGTACTCGGCTCGATCATTGGCTATGTGAGCAACAGCGCACAACAAGTTTTGGGTTACTACTTTGGATCGTCTCGCGGCTCAAACCAAAAGACAGCCGCAATGGCCGAAGCGATCAGCAATATCCGCAAGTAACAAATCTCGCAGGGCCTTAACCCAGGGTGTCGAAAGACCCCTGGGTCTTTTTATTTAAAGTAGAGTGACCCGAAGCCGCTGTAGTTGCACCCGTCAATTTTTAAAGACGTGACAACCCCGATGTAACCAGGCGTCTTCTTGTTATCTCGATGTATTCGAGCCACGGCTCTACGAATACGTTGCCTAGCTGCAAACCGATCTTTCTTAGACTGACGGCTCATGACTTCGAGGCATCGTCTTTGGCCAAAGCATCGCGCATCGCTTTCAACTCGGCTTCCACCCTTTTGTTGATGACGTGTTCGCCCAGTATTTCAGACCAACGCTGCGGAGCCATCCAGCCCAGCACGAAGCTGGTGTGTGCGAGCCTGGCCAGGGTGCCGAGCAGGCTAAATGGGGAGAAGAAAACAAGACCGAACAATGAGCCGATTAGTGCGATTGCGAGTTTCATGTGTTGCCTTTCAAACGAGGAACATCCTCAATGATCCTGGCGTCAACGTCGATGACGTCTTTTCGCGCAGGGGGTTGATATACGAACTCGACTGTGCCGGTTGATTTGTATTCCATCCAGTCGAGTCGACCATGACCGATGATTCGATCAGATTCTTCAAAGCCTTCGGGTGACGCGTCCCACTCAGGGCACAACCTGATTTGTTCGCCAGATTGGCGAACAGGTATACCGGCTGCACGCAGCTTTTTAACGACGCAAGTGATGCCTTGTTCTTGCTCGGCTCGGGTGACACGGACGCGGATCATTTCAAACCTGCTTTCTTTGTCGCATGTGTGGTGGCACGAAGTCAGATGGGTACGCCCCATTGCTGAAACGCGGTGTCCAATCTGGCATTGGGGCGATTATTGACATGGTGACGCCAAGTTCTTTTAGACCAATTGCAATTGCGTCAAAGTCAAGGCGAGACATCACCGTCAACAAGTCGTGACCAGCCCTGTCGATACGCGCATAGATACGTGCGCCAGCAGACGGATGACATGAGTATTCCATCAGGAAGGCGATGAAGGCATCCTTGTCATTTGGCAGGCCGTCGAAGCGCAGCCCAACGCCTTCGTACTCTGCGTATGGCCAGGGCTCTTGCCATAGTGATTTGAAGCGAGGTGTCATCAGTAAAACCTCAAAGGAATAACGAAATCAGCAAAGCCCTCGCAGTGACAGCGGGCTTCTTTTTGAAATGCTGAGCAAACATGCAAGCGGGTCGGCGACTCGTGCAGCCGAAAAGTACCGTAGTGCAAACCCCACGCCAGGCCATGTTTACTACAGTAGCGGCAGGTGTAGTTGAATTCAAGCCGCCTTGCGTCGTGTCTCATGACTTCTCGGGCGGCAAAAGCACGGCGTCAATGTGGAGTCGGATTGAGCCATCTTTAGCAGTCGACCAGTTCATGGCATTGGCGTGAGGAAGCGCAAGTCGACAGCCAGATTTAATGCCGTCAACGAAATGCTGCAAGGTTTCAGCCGCCAGCATACCTTCGGGTTTTCTTTGATGTATGAGATTGCCTTGCGAGTCACGAACCTCAAGCATCTTCAGCTTGTCTTTACACTCCATGATGTCTGCGATTTGACGCAACTGGCTCGCGCTAAAGCCACCATCTAAGCCCACTGTAAGAGGGTGCAGTGCTTTGAAATCTTCGTCGTAGTCGTAATCGACTTCCCCGACCCAGTTTGAACCATTCGCGTCAACAGCGATTGAGCGAATATCTTCCCTCATCGCATCCAGTTTTTCCTGTGAGTAAAATTCGCCGGTCATTTCTTGAATCTCCTAAAGCCGCCTCGTTCGCTTTTCCATTGAGCCGTCTTTCGACCGCGACTAAAGTTCTTTTCGTACTGAATAGTCAAGGGTGCTCTAAACGACCCTGGTGTGATGAGTATCGTTACGGTGCCTTTGTCACAATCAATACGAACTCTGTCGGCAGGTATGAACTGGCCGTTCTCGTCGATGAAGGCGTCCCCTCTGATCGCATGTGCTTCGCGCAGCGCAGGGTGATTGAGTGCTTGCTCGAAAGCATCTTCACTCATTTCAATCTGAGCCAACGCATCGCCAACTTCTTCTTGAAGTCGTTCAAAGTCTTTCTCAGGAAAAGCATGCCATCCAAAGCCGAGCGCATCCGCAGGAGGCTCGTCGGGCTCGACAAGCGACGGGAAGCGAGCATGCGGTTCATACTCAAGAACCTTGTCCCAAGGCTTGCCGCTCTTTGTGAGACTGCGTTTGTCAAATTGAGCAACGACGCAGCCATGCGTGGTCGTTCGGATGATTGCAGTCTCACCCTTCAGATGTGCAATCGGGCCGATGTAGATGGCGTGAGTAGTCAAAACGCGTCCCCTCGCATAAGCCCTTCCCAAACCGCCATTTGCTCGACCTTCTTTGCGCCTCGCTCTTTGATGAAATCTGTACGCAAGCCAAAGGCGTCTACAGTGCATTCAATCTGAGCCAGCACATCGGCCAGTTCTTCTTCGAGCCGCAAGCGATTTGTCTTTCCGCTGCTCGGGTCAATCTCGTCGATGCCCTGGATGATGCAGCGGCTAACAACCGCCATAGCTTCACCGAGTTCTTCGCCGGTCTTGCCGAGACGACGCAGGCGCACCGGGTCGCTTTCATGAATCCATTCGGTTACTGGCATCACTTGCCTCCAAGACGAGCTTCGCCAAACAGACCGCAGTAAGCAATCAAGTCTTCAACTGAATCGCGGTGCGGGGCTCCCCTGGACTGGCTTCGCACCATCTTGAGCAAGGCCATGAGCAGCCAGCCTTCCGACTCCTTGAGCGCGTTACCTGTGATGGTGTTGAATGCATCGACGGTGGCCTTCATAGAGCGCTCGCCTTCCGGCTTGTCGTAGGTGGCAATGCGATCACGCATGTGAGCGGCAGCGGCGTCGAGCAGTTCATCTGCTGCAAACGCAGGCTTTTTACCAACTGGCGGTGCCCACATTTCGCCGCCGCGATATTCGTAGCCCAGGTGGTCGAGTGTCTTGCATGCAGCCTCGTAGACTCGATACTCGTCTTCGCGCACAACCTGAACCCCTAAATCCTTAGCCTGCGCTTCATTCAATGCAATCTTCAAAGCACGGGCGAGTGAAGTATTGCCCGCTCGCTTGGCAACTTCCCTGAGCCTTATTAAGTGGGTGGTGCTGCCGTAAAGGGCATTGCGAAGAACGATTTCATCCGACTCGGCGATCTCTTTGACTGCCTGCGTCAGTTGTACTTGTACGGCATTGAGACTTTCAATCAACTTTTCAGCAGTTGTAGTGCCGATGGCGACTGCTGCTCGGGTGTTGACTGCGATGCTTCGAGCGTGGCCAATCAAGCGAACATAAGTCGGCTGCTCGGTAAATGACGGACGCTTTGCCTCATCGTCGCCCTGGCTTTCGGCGGCAGTCGCATTGCTTATACCTGTGTCGGATGTCGTATACGTCTGTAAACCGTCAACCCCCTGGCTTACAAGTTGACCGCGCTTTATGTCTTCGCTGGCTACGCCGATTGGGGGTGCGTATTCAGTACGAACTGACACATCCCCTGCTTGAACTGTGCGTGCCGAAACCAGTGGGGTGGTAGCGTCTGCGATAACAGTTGCCGCGTGCATGCCGGTGAGCAGCCAGTCTATTGGCGCCCCTTCATCACCCGACAGCACGACAGATACGTCATCAATGACGCGATACGACACGACGTCACCTGGACGTTCTTGCGACGACCATCTGATATTTTCGGCAAAAGCCGCACACGTTGAGCCGTCACGCGAAATAATTTGGACTTTTGTATGCGGTGCAACCGGGCATTCGCCGCCTGTCCATTTGATGAAGTCGCTCATTGCTTGTTACCTTTCTGTTGTTCAAGTTCAGTTTGGTTAATCGCAGCTTGGACACTCGACGTCATCGCCCATGTCGCACATGCAACACTTCTCTGAATCGCAGTGCGGACACGTCTCAAGTCCTTGAGGGCTGTTCGGTTTGTTGTGCTTGCGCTCGGCGGCAGTTGATCCGCAAGATGGGCATTCTTCTGGTGTTTCGCGGTAGTTCATATCAGCACTCACTGATGTCGCGAATTTTTTCAGATGAAACAAGCCGAACCGGTTGACGGGTGCGATCCTTGGCGGTCTCAATGACGCAGTGATACTGAACGCTGACAGATGTCGGGCGAGTATAGTGCGCTTGGCTGAAGTTGTAAGTATGAATTTCTGGTGTGCCGATTCGGGCTCGTGTCGGCGTCTTCTGATTAGCGTGCAACATGACGCCAACGTCAGTGCCTGGCGGGTGCATTGCCCTGGCCAGTTCAAGGAGCTTGTCGTGTGCATCGCGCACAGCCGCAATGGCTGCGTCGATTTCCTGTGTAGTGGGTTTCATTGCTTGTTACCTTTCTGTTGTTCAAGTTCAGCACATGTCGTCATGAGACGAACAATCGCGCCACGCACCCTGGGCATATCATCACCAACATAACCAGCGACAAACGCTAAGGCGTTACTCTCGTTGTTTGTCCAGTCGTACTGCTTGTTGCTTCGGATATTCTCAATCGCAGCATCAATTGCTTTGATGAGCGTTTGTTCAGCCTTGCTGGTAGCCATGATGTTGCGTTCGTCTACGTTGTTTATGTAGAGAATGTAGTTTTAAGTTAATGACATTGGAATAGGGGGTTACCCTTATCCGCGTCGTATCATCGCCAGCTTCAACGAATCCTGCACACTGGCCTTTGTCTCTGTACGTTCAACCATCTCTTCTTCAATCGTGCGCTCAGCAATCAGCAGATGTACGAACGTGTTGCGAAAGTAGCCAGCGGACACCTGGCGCACGTTGCCAATGCGCTCAATGACTTGCTCAAACTCTTCAAGGTTCCACGTCTGAGAGAAGAACGCGATGTGATTGCACACGTCTTGCATGCCGTCAATGCCGTGGCCACCACTGGCCGGATGGATGAACAGTTGCGGTATTCGACCCGCCCGAAACTCAGCTAAGGTCTTCGGGTTGTCGTCGAAGTAACGACCGTTGGGAAATGCTTCGAGCAACCTGGCCAAGTCACTGCGGAACTGATAGGTGACAAGCAGAGGTTCGCCGTTAAGCTCTGAGACTAGATCACGAAGCGCGTCGATCTTTTCGTCATGCACCGGCAACCAGGGTGCCGTGTCGTTGCCTGGATCGGGCTTCGTGTAAACCGCACCGGACGCAAGCTGTCGCAGCTTCATCGACTTGCTGCCCGCGTTGAACGCTTCAATCTCATGGCCAACAAGCTCGATGAAAAACTCCTTTTCCATCTGCTTGTACAACTCACGCGATTTGGCGTTAAGGCGTACCGGAATCTTGTTGTACACCGTGTCGGGCAACTGCATGTAGTCACGAGCGTTTAGAGCAATCGTGCGAGGACGCATCAACTCTTTGATCTCAGCGTCTGCCCAGGGTGTTGGCTTGTACAGCACCTCAAATGCATTGTCCGAAGACTTGATTGCGTTGAACCAGCGCTCTTTGAACGCGGTGAAGCTGCGCCCAAGCGTGGCGCCGCCGTCGATGTACCAATGCTGCCCCCAAAGGTCAACTAGACCGTTCGGTGCTGGCGTGCCCGTCATGTTGAACCAGTATCTAACCTTCTGATGGCTTGTTGCGGCCAGGGCGTATGCTCGGCTGGAACCACCCGACTTGCGCTTTGATAACTTTCCGGTTTTCTCACTCTTGCGTATGTCAATGCGCAACGACTTCAGCTTCGTGCTTTCGTCCGGTATGACCATGTTCCAACGCCACTCATCGCCCATCACTTCGGCAAGCCAGGGTAGATTCTCGTAGTTGATTGTCGTGATGTCAGCGTTAGCTCGCAGCGCGGCTAACCGCTGATCTGGCGTGCCGATGGCTTCTGCAATTGACAGATGCTCGAAGTTCTCCCACTTGTCTCGCTCATTACGCCAAACCATCGACGCAATGCGCTTTGTCGATACGACAAGAAGTTTGTCTACTTCGCCGAAGAACTTCAGATAGCTGTACGTGGCTAAGCCTGTTGCCGTCTTTCCGCTACCAGGTCCAGCCCAGTCGTTAGCTCGCCCTGCGCTGATGTTGAAGTCGCGCATCTGCTTTTGGTAAAGCCGAGGCGTCCATATCTTCTTTTGGTTCGACATAGATAAACGCCCCTGGCTAGAGGGGCGTCGTTGTTCAGTTGAAGAAGTTGTCTAATGAGAAGTCAAAGCTGAAGGGCTCGGCGATCTTGTCAGGAGCGCCATAGAGCAAGTAGTTCGCAAGCCTGGCCTTGATTGTCCAAAAGTCTGCTGCACTCCACATACCGCTGTCGTCTGACTGCATGCCGCGCTCGTCGCATTGCTGTACGTTGAGCGTCTTTGAGATCAACTCAGCGTCAAGGGTTACGCCGAGAGTCGAATTGATCTCACCCAGCGTAACCCTGCGCATCACTCGAAGCTGAAGCCGGTGTCGTCAGCAGCAGGGGCTTCGTCACCAAAGCTGAATCCAGTGTCTTCGGCAACAGGGGTGACATCGCCGAATGTGAAGCCGGTGTCTTGAGCAGCAGGGGCGTCATCACCAAAGCTGAAAGGTGCGGCGTCACCGGAAGCAGTCGTATCGCCTTTTGGCTTGGCAGGCTTCTTGTCGGCCACAGCTTTGGACGTGCGGCGCGAGTTGATGTGTGCGATCAGCTTGTCGCAGATGTCACCAAATTGGCTTTCAGACCAGTAGACGGCTCGCTTTTCCTTTTCGACTGGTTCGACCTTCAGTTCACCTTCGACGAAGGCGCCTGTGATGGGCACCCCGAGACGTTCTTGAATGGTCTTGATGTTGATCTTGTCGGTCATTGTCTTCGTTCCTATGGTTAGGCGTTGGTGGGAGACGTTAGTGTATGCGCCTTAGTAGCTCTTGCCGCCTTCGGCAATGCGATTTTCGATCTTGTGATCGGCGCGTTGGGCGTTGAAGGCCAGCTTGTCTGCAATGGCGTCGCCGATGTCCATATTCATGGCGCCAGCCAAGTCAAAGATGCGAATCAACGCATCGGCCAGTTCGACTTCCAACATCTTGCGCTGCGGCAACTTGTCGTCCATCAAACCCTTGCGATGACCTTCCATACCTTCGCTGATCTCGCTGTGTGTCAAACACAGCTTTTGGGCGACCAGGGCACCGCCGAGCAGCTTTTGCAATGGGTCTTTCGGATCGTTGATGACCTCGCAAAGATCGAGCCCTGTTGCATGGTGAGTCCACCAGCCCGCTTCTTTGCTTGCGCCGTGACAGATTTGCTGAAGAAGATTCCCGCAATGGGATACTTGAAGTTCATTTACAGGGGCGTTCATTTGGATTTCTCCGTTGGTTGAAAAAGGGTTGCGTTAGGGCCGCATGGCATCTCGGGCTCGCGCATGTCAATGCAGTAGCCGCGTGTACGCGATTTGGCGATAACCAGTTCGTTGCATCGCAGGACGCGCACAGTGGCGTCACCCGACTTGAGGTCTTTCTGAATGCATTTGCTGCACGCCAGGCATTGCTTACGCTCTTGGAACCAAAGCGCAGTGCGCGCATCGAGTTTGTCGTCTCGTTTCATATTGGAAATTCCCGGTCAATGGCTTCGACTGTTGTGAGGACAAGAACGACCTCGCCAAGCATCCGCATGCGATCAATCTCGCGCTGCTGCCCACTGCTGAGCACGCCATCCTTACCCGCCTTGGTCTCAACCCAGCAGTTACGGCTGTAGAAGGGTGAGCCGTATGCGAAGCGCACGCGGATGTCAGGGCAGTTGCGGCGTCCAACATACTTGACGAACACAAGCTCGCCGCCGAGCGCTTGAACCCGCTGCTTCAAGTAGTCCTTTACTTTGCCTTCCGGCGTGCGGCTCATGTTACACCTTACCTTTACTGGCCAGGTCGATGTTGGTGTAGAAGTATTCGCCGATCTTCATTTGAGCGAGGTCGAACGACACCATGCCGATAGCCAGCATTGGGGCGAAAGGTCGAGTACCTACGCTCTCAATGTCAATCATCGCGTGCGGGTACTTCAGCGGGGCGCTACCGAAGCTGAACGAAAAGTCGTTAGCTGCGCTGCCGCCGAAGTCGAATGAAAAGTCGCTCATGTCAGCTACCAAAGAAGTCGTTGACGAAAGCTGCGGTTTCATACGCGGCTTCGATT